GTCCTAGATTACTCTTACTCCAGTATGCAGTACCATATCCAGCAGCAATCTGTGTAAGAGCAATGGCAACATTACTGATACTAGTAATCTTTCCTTGACTGTTTACCGAAATCTGTGGAACGGTATAATCATTACCATACGATCCCTCACTCGCAGAGGTTAGATTGGTAAGTGCTCCACCATTTCCAAAGAACTGGTTGGCGGTGATAACACCAGTAATATTCAGACTTGCATTGCCATCTAGATCGTTTGCAATATCTGCTCTATTTGCTCTCGGTGCAACAACCTGTTGAGAGTAGGAGAGGATAGACCAACTATCACCATCAATACCTACGATCCAATCACCAGAGTAGACACTAGAAATTCCAGGGTTAGTATATGTTGCAATACCAACGTCAGCACCACCCTTGGATACAATGAAATAATCACCAGTATTAATACCAGCATTAGGAAGTGTCAGACCGATTCCAAGTCCAGGTCTTCCTTGACCTACAATGGTCAGACCAGTTACAACACCCGCGACAGCATCATAGAAACCAACGATATTCAGGTTGGTTCCCAGAGAATTAATCTGTGCTTGCAGGACACCAACGTCAACAGCAGTTGAGATACCTGTTAATTGAGATCCATCTCCCCTAAAAGATGTAGCAGTAACGATACCACCAACAACATTGATACCATTGGCATCAACCGTCTTGGTTAGGAATCCTACATCGTTAGTAAAGCTGGATAGAGTTGTGGGTGTATTGGTTAGATTTAAATAATTTCTATAGTAAGAAGGCGACTGATTATCAAAAAGAGTCGCATTAGTTGCAATTCCAGATACGTCCGCAAACCTAGCAGTATCTACTCCAGTAATTGAAGTTAAGTTTGTTCCATCACCCAGCGCAGTATAGATGTCGGTAAAGTTTTGGTTTACCTTGATCGCTCCTTGTCTCAGAGTATCACCCGTACCGTCGTTGCTGGTTTGACCAGTGTTAATTAACTGAATAGGCATTATCGACAGGGATTAACACATATTAAGTATTTATCAGCTGTCTCTGCCGTACTTGAATCTCATTGCCTGAAGGAACCAAGCATCAGTGAGAGACTTGGGTCCTTTCATTAAGACTTCTAATTGTCTTTGTGGAAGATTTGGATCCTGCAGGGCCCTCTTCTTCCACTCAGGTAGTTCTGTCATAATTGGAATCCAGCAAAAGCATTTTTCTTCATGTCTTGTTTGATACCTCCAACGATGTAAGATTCTACTTCTGTTTCCTGTGGTGCAACCTGAAGACCCTTAGAGGAAATCCAGTGTTCAGTCCAAGGAAGTGGATTGTTCTTGGCAGGAATATCAAAGATTGGTTTAAGTCCAAGTGCTTTCATTCTGCGGTTTGCAATCCATTCAACATACTGCATGAGGAGTTTATCATTGAGACCGATCATAGATCCATCTTTGAATAGGTATTGAGCCCACTCCTTTTCTTCCTCAACAGATTTTTTAAACATGCCAACGACGTTCTCCTTTTCCTCTTTGGCAATTTCAACCATGTCGGGATCATCACCAGCGTGCCATTTGTTGAGGATATTCTGAGTCAACGCAAGGTGTTGGTTTTCGTCTCTGGCAATAAGAGAGATGATTTTAGCTGATCCCTCCATGAGCTTAAGCTCTCCAAATGCAAACGAGCACGCGAAGGAGACATAGAATCTAATTCCTTCCAGGATGTTGACGTTCGCAACCGCCCGATAGAGTTTACGTTTGAGTTCATACAGTGTGTCTTGAGCTGCAGGTACTTCTTCCAGATTATGTTCCCACATGTTACCAGAACCATACTCTTGGGCTGCCTGAATGAAATCATCATAGGCTTCGGTAACACTTTGGGCGCGAGATAGAATCCTCTCATCATCTAGAATAGTATCAAAAACTTCCGAAGGATCGGAGTAGACATTTTTGATAATATATGTATATGATCTGGAATGGATCATCTCCATAAATTCCCACGAAGTCATTGCTCCTTCCAATTCTGGAAGAGAACAATAAGGAACAAAAGCCATTCCAGGTCCACGACCTTGAACAGAGTCAAGGAGAATCTGATACCTCAGGTTGGAACTGAAGATATGCTTTTGTTCTGGTCTGAGAGACTGATAGTCTGCACGATCCTTCTGTAGAGAGACCTCTTCAGGTCTCCAGAAGTATCCTAACATTTGTTGGTTTAACTTTTCAAATACTGGATACTTATAAGAATCATATCTCTGAACTCCAAGTGGAGCCCCAAAGAACATTGGTTGTTTTTTAGAGTTAACTTTGTTTTTATTGAATACGGTCATTCCACTTGGTCTCTTAGATCTTGCAACTGTCACAGTCTTCTTCCTCCGTTTCAGCAATTGTGTTTAGTAATTGTTCTAGGGATTCTTTTTTAGTATCAATCTCATCACTCTTCATGTCATGAGTGTTCTGATAATAGGATGTCTTCCAACCATATTTGTATGTTTGTAAGAAATCGTTAGCCATAACAGAAACAGGGACCTCATTGTCTGGATAATTTTCTGGATTGTATGCCCAGTTTCCAGAGATAGCCTGATCAAAGAACTTTTGCATAACTGCAACAACTTTGATATAACCTTCGTTACTCTGCATGTCCCACAGCAAAGTATAATTATTTTTCAAAGTAGCATATTGTGGAACAATTTGTTTAAGAGGCCCTTTCTTTGACTTCTTAATGGACAAGTAGTCTCTAGGTGGTTCAATTCCATTTGTTTCGTTTGACACAACGGAACTGCTCTCCGATGGCATCTGTGCGGACAGTGTTGAGTGCCTGAGACCGTGTTCAGTGATAGATGTTCTAAGAGATTCCCAATCATGTTGGAGCTCCTGTGAAGTGATTTCGTCTACATCTTGTTTGTAGGTGTCAATCGGGAGTAGTCCCTCATAATATTTTGTTCTTGGGAATTCAACACAAGCACCCTTCTCTTTAGAGAGTTGATTAGATGCCTTCAGTAGATAATATTGGAAACTCTCTGTGAGTCTGTGGACCGCATCCCAGGCGTCCTGTGAGTCGTATCTCCACCCATTCTTGGCAAGATAATGTGCAAGACCGATATAACCGATCCCGAGGGATCTACGACCCATTGTGGCGAGTTCTGCAGCCTTGACTGGATATTGTTGATAATCAATCAACTCATCCAGAGCACGAACAGAAAGATCACATAGTTCTTCCAGTTCATCAGTATTACGAAGTTTACCCACGTTGATTGCGGAGAGAATGCAAAGAGCAATTTCTCCAGAGATATCATCAATGTGTTGAATGGGATCAGTTGGAAGAGTGATCTCCTGACAGAGATTACTCATGTTCACCTTATCAATAAAGGACGAATGACTATTGCAATGGTCGATATTCATGATATAGAGACGACCAGTCTCAGCACGTTCTTTAAGGATATCGAGAATCAACTCTTGTGCTTTGACAGTCTTTCTTGGAACTCGGAGATCTTGTTCGTAACCCACATATAGGTCATCAAATCTATCAGTACCAAAAGCATCGTAAAGACCAGGAACGTTGTGAGGACTGAAGAGAGAAATTTCTCCATCTTGGATAAAACGTTCATAGAACAACTTGGAAATTTGAATAGAATAATCTAGTTTACGAACACGATTATCTTCGGTTCCCTTATTGTTTTTCAGGACGATGATGTCTTCGATCTCTTGGTGCCAGATAGGAAAGTGGACAGTCGCTGACCCACCTCTGATGCCGTTTTGTGTGCAGCATCGGACAGTTGATTCAAACTTTTTGAGGAAGGGGACCACACCTGTGTGTTGAACCTCTCCGTCTCTGATCTTAGCGTTGATGCCGCGGATTCTACCTGCGTTGATACCGATTCCCGCCCTTTGTGCAACGTATCTGCCAATAGCCATATCAGAGCTAAAGATGCTATCGAGGGTGTCATCAACATCAACAAGAACACAGCTAGCAAATTGTCGAAGTGGAGTTCGCACTCCTGCCATGATAGGTGTGGGAATGTTGATTTTGTGTTTGCTGATTGCGTTGTAGTATCGTTTGACATAATCGAGTCTGTTTTCCTGCGGATACTTAGCAAAGATCGTCATGGCAATCAATGCATACATGAACTGAGGAGTCTCATACACCTGACCCGTGCTACGATCCTGTACGAGATACTTGTCAATTACCTGACGAAGACCAGCATAGGTGAAAAGATAATCACGTTCATGGTCGATAAAACTATTTACCTTTTCAATTTCTTCATCGGTATAGTTATCAAGAATTTCTTTATCATAAATTCTCTTTTCAACACCAGTGTGGATTTGTTCGTGAAGGGGAGGATGATCCCTCATTCCTCCATACAAACTCTTCCTCAGTGCAAATAAAAGAAGTCTAGCAGCTACAAACTGATAATTAGGATGGTCAAGATCGATAAGGTCACTAGCACTACGAATGAGAATCTCTTGGATCTCAGCTGTAGTGATACCATCATAAAACTGGATGCCAGAATTAATTTCTACTTGACTTGCAGACACTCCTGCAAGTCCTTCACAAGCAGCATCCACCATCTTATGAAGTTTCTCTAGGTTAAGAGACTCGATATCTCCACTCCTCTTAACCACCTTAATACCATTGCTCATACTCGTTTCCAGGTCTGTAATTTTAGTTTGGCTTCTAAACCTTGGTAGATATTAGATTCTACCAGATTCTGGACATCTAGTCCAGATAAGTACATGTCATTTAGATCTTTCTCAACAACCTCCTTTGGAAAAATAACTACCTTATAACCGTGCTCGGTGGCTCTTGTAATCTTCTCAACAATCTCCTTGTTTCTTGGTTCGTTGTCGTAGACGAATACGAACTGATAATCAAGAGAGCGCAAGTCAACATCACTCCCACACATAGCAATAGCATTTCCAAGGAAATAACTGTCGATGGGTCCTTCGACGACATATACGGGATCCTCAATTTTAATTTTGTCAAGACCAAAAACCTTCGGAGCATCCTCCTCCAGCATGATCGTTATGTACTTGATCTTCGATTTGGGAAGAAGAGCTCTCCCTTGATATCCAATTATCTTTCCATTATACCTAAGAGGTATGATAATGCGTGGTTCGTCATTTGTTACACTATCAAACGTCTGTTTTTGGGTATTAGTCCACTCTTTGAAATTCTCGACATAGTACATATCTTCCAGTGCCTGACTGGGAAGTTGTCTATTCTGTTCTAAGTAGGTTCGAGCGGGATGTTCTTTATTTAGGTTTACGACTTTGTTGAGATTTAGCTCTTGTTTCTTCTTGAAAACAGGCTTCTCAAACTTAAATTTGGGTGCAGCCGTATTTGATCTTTTCCCCGTGGCACCACGTTTATACCTCTCCATGACGTACTGATCATGGATGACCGAATCTTGATCCTTCAAGAAGTTGGCAAGGGTTCTCGTAGTACCACAGTTGTGACACTTAAAGTTATAATCATTCTTTACAATATAAAGATATCCCCTAGCTTTGTTCTTATGCTTCTGTGAGTCTCCACAGTAAGGGCATCTAAAGTTATATAATCCGTTCTTCTTTTTGGCAAACTTATTAAGTCGGGATGAAATCATCCCAATATATTTGTCATCTACGAAGATCATGAACTAGGGATACCTGGCTCCCTATCATACTTGTAGATGTTGAAGGTGTCAATACTTTAACCATTGGAGGGATCACTTGCAGTACTGTCACAACCGTTGCAATGACAGCAGACACTCCAATGACAAATCTTTGATTAGAGTCAACTTTCTTTTGGATACGATCAATTCTTTCATGAAGAATTTGATGGTTCTTTTCTTCCTGTTCTTTTAACTCGTCAATCATCTTGATGATAAGGTTATCAGTTCTCTCGCTTTCGTCTAATCTATTTTCATGACGTTCCAAGATAACAGCAATCTTGTTACTGTTCTCGGAGATAGTGCCAACGGCACGTTCCAGTTTATCCAACATCTCCTTAGAGAGGTCTTCGTAAATGGATAGTTTTGATTCTAAGACGGCAAGTTTACCTAAACCGAACGCCATTTTACTTTTTGATATCTTTTACTTTTTTGAGTTTCCTCTTCAAAGGTTTAGACATTACGGGGTCAAATCCTGCTACAGGTCCTTTTTCATCTGCAGCATTTGTGAAGCCACCAGTACCAGCAGCCATCATTTCTCTCACAACTCTTCGCATGTTTGTGAGTGCTCTATGTTCATTCATAATTGTTTCAGACAATCTAAACATGTATCATCTAAAGGAATATCATGTAGATGTGACTTTGGATATTCTGGGAATTTGCCCAGATAAACGATAAACGTTTTTACCACAGGCCACAGATCGTTATCAATTTTATAGAACAACAGTGGAGTAGCTGCTTCTCCAAAGACATTATACAAAATAATAAAATGATTAATCAACAGGTGCGCTTTCAACACACCTGTTGTTCTGTATCGTTTAAGCAATCTTTTAATCCACTTAAACCGTTTAAGATCTTCTTCAAAATCTTCTTTAGTTACAGCGTGTGGATTTTCATAATTTCTAATCGCAAAGATTACATAATTATTTTCATTCAACTCAGTGAACTTCATGAACCATTAATTCAACCTTAATATATATCAGCTATCTGCGAGGGTAGAATCGTCAGCAGCGTCACTAGTGATAGAAGAACCTGCAACAAAGACTTCAGTCTTGGTTCTTGTGTTTCCGTGTGCATCGGTGTAGGTCTTGATACCAACCCATCCAGCGTGTGCAACTTCGTAGATACCGCCACGTGCTACACCAACCTCAGTAGGATCAGCACCAAAGACTTGGTTACCAGCATAAGCTGCATCCTTAACCAAATACTTAGGAGACTCACCAATGTTGAAAGATTGTGTCAAACCACTACCAGCAGTTAGACCAGCAGGACTATCAAGAGTGAGTTGGGTATCCGAGTCAACCGACTTAATGACTCCAGATCCGTATGCACCCATAGTGATGACCTGACCCGCAGCAACAAGCCCCGATGCGGAGAAAGTTGTGCCAGAGCCAGTAACTACACCCTGAGCGGTGATCGTTGTGATGTTACCAGTCGCGTATACTGTATCTTTATTTCCCCAAAGAGACATGGGCTTTTACTCCAATGTTAACTATGATCTAGATTTATTTATAAAAAAAGAGACCCTGTTAAGGGTCTCCTATTTATAGGTAGGTAATCACTCCGCAGGAGCTTCTTCCCTTGCAGCGATTGCTTTGGTGACAACTTCTAGAAGTTGATCATCCATATCGGTCTTGGTCAGTTTAACAGCTTTAGATAGGATAAGTAGGCAAATTTCAACTAACTTCTCTCCCAGTTCTTCATTCTCTGGGATCTTGGATACAGCATCGGAAATAATTTTAGATGCTAATGGTAATAGAAAGGCTAACATAACAGCAGTTCAGGGGGCACCCTATTTAGTATCCAAATTCTTATCTATAGAATCTTTTAATTGAAGTTTACTGATTTTCTTCATCAATACTTTCATTCTCCTATACCAAAGCCTTCTCTCGTCCATTTAAAAACCTATCCCGCATTTGATTCGTAAGCGGAAGTGAATCAATTAGATACTCCCACTTATAATTATAGACATCATATTCATTAATGCACTTTTTACTTGCATCTTGTGACATTTTCCAGAAAGGAGAATCATACACTGACCCTTTAGAGTAGTGTATGTTAATAAACATCAAGGCTTCTTTGATCATTTTCTCATAATCTTCCTGCAACTTATCAATCTCAATATCATGATTTATATAATCCACAATCAATTTGTTAATCATACTGTAACAACCAATTGATGTTGCTTGAATTGGTTCAAAGAACAATGCTCTATTGCCATTCAAGAATATTCTTGATGTTGATGAAACTACTTTCTTTGCATAGTAGTTCTTAAACTTAAATTCTTTTGCTTCATCAAAGTCAACTTGAAGATTCAATCTCTTTGCAATCTTATCCATTTCATAGAGAGCATCATGTCTCTCGCAGAAGTTATCATTATATAAGTATCCCAATCCAGTTCTATCATTTAACGGAACCGCAAACATCCATCCATGTTCATGAGCAATATGTGCGGTGTATTGCCAATCAACAATGCCCTCTGATGCTACAGTAATAGCCGAGTTTAAATATACATTCTTTGGTTCAATATAATTTTTATAGTCTTCAGGGAATCCTCTACAATCAACAACATAATCAAACTCAAAAACATCGTTGTCGCATTCAACGAATACCTTATCCCCTACCTCATTAAGTTCTTTAACAGTAGCACGGACTTCCATGAAACGACCATACTTCTTCTGCAATCTTGGAATTACAAACTGAGATAGTGCAGCACTATCGAAGTGAAGTCCATGACATCCACTACCAAAAGTAATATAGAAATCGTCATCTTGCCAACCCACAAATCTAACACCAAATTTGGTGGTAGCATTCATTTCTTTCTTATCAAGTAAATGATAGTAATCAATACCCTCACATAAAATCTCTGGAAAATCTAACAGAGTAGATTCTCCGACACCAATAGGGGCAATATCATTGCTGTGGATTAAATAAACCTCAATGAAAGGAGGCAAAGATTGGCACAAAGTAACTGCAGACAATAAGCCTGCAGTTCCCGCACCTACTACTGCGATTTTCATACTTGTTCTATTAAAGTACCACGGCTTCTACGGATTTCTCGAAGCTCTTCAAAATCCTTTTTCTTAGTGCCGCCATCATACGCCCAGGCGTATCCTTCGTCGATCATTGTTTCATTCAATGAAACTTCTGCATCTCCAATATATAACCAACCAAGAAGGCGACCGTACTTACCCACACCACCAACCAGTTCAGTTCTAATGATGAGATCATCATCTCCCTTAACAGCTCCCTCTAGTTTCTCCTTCAACCAATTGGTAGCATCAAGTCCTAACGCCTTCTCTTCGAGATTCCTCGTTCTCTTCTCTGGTGTGTCCACACCAGCAACTCTAACTCGTTCTTTCTTATAAAGATCGAATCCGAGATCAATAGTGACATCAATAGTATCTCCATCAACTACCCTGTTGATCTTGATCACTCGGAAGTTGTAACAACTCTTCCGACTTGGGGGTGTCATTGACATCTTCCAGTTCCCTAAATGCTAAACTCATAATGGTATATATGTAATAACCAACCCCCGCCAAAAGAATTATGAGAGATATGATGATACTCCAGGTTACATCATTAACATCATTCAGGGGTCGGAGGAGGAGGTTCATTCCAATAATTTCTCATACCCATATATCTAGGGTTAGTCTTCACCTCGTTCGTTACCATTGTTCCTAATTCATCACAACACTTGCACCATTTCTTCCGTAGTTCTGGTGCCTTCAGATCTTTTTTTGAAATAAGTCGAACCACTCCCTCCAAATTTGGGCACATTCATCCGATTTTTTTTGTAGGTGTTCTTCTCGGTACATTCATCTATCCTGTTCTCTATCGGATTCCATATGATTGAACTTATGTTCAAGCACACCAATATAGAATTGATCTCTCAAATATCTAAGATGTTCTTGTTCATGGTAGGGTCTAGCAGGAGCTCCTGGCCATAATCTAATTGTCTCGCACACACAATGATACAATAAGTAGACATCTTCTTTAGTAAATTCATAGGCGAACCTATCTTCAAATTCCCACTCGTCGTTGTCTTCAATCATGTTTCCGTGTAAAAGGTTCCCAATGCTCCCATCCATATTTATGGACAAGGTGCATTCCTATGATAGGAACAAACACAAGAAAGAACCCCATAACGCCGAGGCACCATGGAGTTTGCATTACAGTTCTAACGAACAGTTGTACGTGATTCATCATCGGGATTTGAATTAGGAGATGGAATTAATTGATAAGCTAACTTGTCCCTAAGTTTATTAATTCTTTCCTCATCAAAATGAGAGAAGTTTGGATACTTCTCTACTTTTTTATAGTAATGGAGGGCATTAAGGATGATTGTGTAATCCTCCATAGTCAAATCAAAGTTCATGCTGGATAATCCCAATTAGTTATTCTTTCCGTTTTGTGAACAGGGCCCCACGTAGTTTGATGATACAGGTAAGGAGCAGTGCGTATGGGACAACGATCACCAGTACAAAGTAAATCATCGACGATCCTCCAGGACTCTAATACTTCATCAGCATGAACGAAATGAGCTTGATCACCACGAATAGCATCATTGAGAAGCTTCTCATATCCATCAACACCCAACCAATCAGGATACCTATGAGTTAATGTTGCTGGTTCGACTCCCTCACTCATACCAGGAGTCTTAATATCCATCATAATATCGAGATGTGCATGTGGTTGAAGACGCATAACAATACGATCATTCACTTCACCCTCAAACAATTGTTGAGGAGGAGACTTAAACTTAATAACAACTTCCACACATGCATAAGGCATTTTCTTACCTGTTAGAACGCGAAAAGGAACTCCCGTCCAACGCCAGTTATCGACATAAAGAGTACCAGCGACGAAGGTAGGAGTACCACTGTTAGGATTAACACCCTCCTCATCACGATACCCAATGTACTGACCGAGCATTGTGTCTGTTCCCATTCTTGTGGCGGCAAGAACTTTTGTTTTTTCACGACGAACCTCCTTAGCTTCCATGCGACATGGTGCTTCCATTGCAACTAAGGCAAGCACCTGAAGAATATGATTCTGTAACATGTCACGGACTGCACCTGCAGTCTCATAATATTGAGACCTACCTTCGCATCCAATAGTTTCGGTAGCAAAGATTTGTACTTCTTCTATGTACTGACGATTCCAAAGTGGTTCCAGAAGAATGTTGCTAAACCTAGTAGCGAGAATATTACTAACAGTATCTTTACCAAGATAATGGTCAATGCGATAGACTTGTTTTTCGCGTAGATGTCTAGCAACCACAGTTGATAGATGATGAGCAGATTTATAATCGTACCCAAAGGGTTTTTCGATAACCACTCTGGAGTGGTCGGGGTCTTCGAGGAGTCCTGCTTCTTTGAGATTGACGATAGCATTCTCATAACGTTCTGGCGGTACGGACAAGAAGTAAGTTACATCATCAAGATACTTTGGAAGGTTATGTAGGGAATCTACATTATCCAAATCGGCACATTGATAATCTAAATGGTGTAAAAACTCTTGGGGATAATCTCCAAGAGATTCTTTCCATTGTTGTACTGTTGGTTCTCTCCTAGCACTACCAGTAATCAGAAAATTATCTGGAAGAAGATCTTTCTTCCACAATTCAAATAGTGCAGGAATTAATTTTCTCTTACATAGGTCTCCAGTTGCACCGAAAATAACGATGCCTGAAGTCTCTGGATTAGTGGGCTGTTCCGTTTCCATCATAGTCCTCGGAGTCGTAGTAGTTATTTTCACCTTTTCGTATCCCGAAATATATTGTGGATAATACAAAGGGTATTGCTCCCCAAACCAAGACATCAGCGAACGTCATGACCACCAAACATAGCACGCATTCCATTCAAAACCTTGGCTGTGAAAGCACCAAGACGGCGCGACTCAAAGCGTGCCCACAACGCACTGCTGATGACAGGAGCGGGTACGCCAAGATCCACAGCAGCGTGAACCGTCCAACGACCCTCACCAGAGTCTGATACTCCACCATCGAATCGGCTAAGTTCTCGATCGCTCCGTAGAACATCAGCGGTAAGATCAAGTAACCAACTACCAACCACAGAACCGCGGCGCCATAACTCAGCCACTTCAGAAACGTCAATATCATACTGGTAATCTGCTGGATTCTCCATTGGAGCAACTTCAGCATCACCCTCTGCAACGTACTTAGCGCCTGCATTTGCCTCATGGAGAATGTTAAATCCTTCTGCATAGGCTTGCATTATACCATACTCAATACCATTATGCACCATCTTCACGAAGTGACCTGCACCAGCTGGACCACAATGCAACCAACCATGTTCTGCAGATGTCTCACGACTTAGAGCATCAGTTCTGGGAGCACCGCCGATGCCTGGTGCGAGTGCTCTAAAGATTGGAGCGCAGATGGATACTGCAGTATTTGAACCACCAACCATAAGACAGTATCCACGGTCCAGACCATAAACACCACCACTAGTGCCGCAATCAAGATATTGGATGCCCAGTTTTTCCAGATACGCTGCTCTGCGGCGCGAGTCCTTAAAATTGGAATTGCCATGATCAATAATAATATCTCCAGGACCAAGTAATGGTAGTAGCTCATTGATCGTGTCCTCTACTAGTTCTGCGGGAATAACAAGTTGGAAGATGCCAACACTTCCCTCTTTCTTGACTACTTGAACAAGGCCTTCCAGAGAAGTGGTAACTCCACTGACATAACCCTTTTCATACGCTTCTTCAGCTTTTGCATAGTTCCTCCTATAACCCCAGGTTTCGATACCTGCTTTGATCATTCGACGAGACATTCCCTCGCCCATTCTTCCTAAACCGATGATTCCTACTTTCATGGATTGTCTTGATCGATGTTTAATTCTTTTAGGTAATCAATCCACCACTGTGGATCCTTTTTCAATTTCCATTCAGGTACTGGTAGACCTTTCTCAGAGTAATACTCTTCTAAAGCATTATCGATAGTCTGTGCGATCTCCATACTCCTCTTCCTCTTCATCAACGTCTGCATACGCATTCGCCACATAGGGTCCTCGTTTTCGTAGAGGTTCTTTTCTGACATAATCCGATTCAGCATTTACGGCTGTAAGTAGAACGGCTACCTTCATTACTATGTAGATGATTGCAAGGGGTGTTAAACAAAGTATTAGTGTAAGTTGATACTTCATCCTTTAACCTCGTTTTGGAAATACTCTGGTAGTGGACAGCCTTTAAAATCGTTTATCTCATCTACCGCTAAGACAAACATAGTACAGAACCCGACGCAGAAAGCAAAAAGCATTTGGGGAAAGTTGTAGTTTCCCATGTAAGCAGTGGGATCAGGTTCATCATCATGTGGGTGAAGATGTTTTGAAATCTGTTCTATTCGCTTTTTTCTTTCCTCCTCGGTTTCTTTTTTCATACTAACCTCGGTATCTACCTGGCCATGTTAGTTGCATTCCAGCAATTAACAACGAAATGAATGCAAATACAAACAATAAACTCACGTACTTACCTCCTCTTTTACTACTAAATCACTAACGTCTGGTGGGAATGGTTCACGATCCTTTTCCCTTACAGTTAGGTGATCAGGATCAAGAATCCTCATCGCTTCTGCAAGTTCTTGGAAGTGTTGAATCTCATCATTCATAATCTCCCAGATTTTTTTATCGTCATAGTCCTCATATGCAAGATACTTTGCATAAGTCATCGCGGCGTGCATCTCTATTTCGTAGGAGAGATGGTAAGCAGCGCGAGGAGATAACCAATAATAAACCACATTGATCCAATAATAGACAAGTACGAGGTGTCTGGCAAAAAAGCGATCAATCCAATAAGAATTACCGCCCCTAGATTCCATGTACTCCAAATGCTCTGTTTCATTGACGCTCTGCTCGAAGTGTTCTTTCATTAAGTATATGTGCCACTGACCACGTAAACCTAAAGATTCACGCAAATGTAACACACTCAAAAACGCAAAATAGGGTGCCCGAGCGATTTCCTCAAGCACCCAAAAACGTTGAAAATGTCTACCCCTATAAAGGTAGTCTATGATTGAAATAGTAAAGCCTAGAACAAAAGTGTTGATCTTCTCCATAAACCTCGGAGAACTCTATTACTAGTTATAATTACTCTATCATCCAGCGGCAACTTTTGTGACTTTTACGTCGCCTCCGTTAGAGGATGCTGACAATTTGTCCGATGCATCCTTCTCCACCTTAACCATTTCTCCAGAAGGCAGAGTAAAACTACTAATTCCAACGTCCGCAGAAGTAGATCTTACAATTACTACTGCTGCCGAATGTGTATTTACAAGATGTACTGTTGTAGCACTATCTACATTAGTAGCAGGATCTAGATCCGTCTGAGGACCCAGTGGTTTAATTGTGTACGTCATCAGGATAAAGACTTTTCAAATTATTTATCCAAGTCATCAGTTTTCTTTTCAAGTTCCTCAAATCTTTTTTGCCAGGTATCTCCACCATCAAGTCCTTTCTGGGGATTGATACAAGTGTCATCACCAAGCTTATTACACACCAAGCCGGCAAGATCCAATTCATTTCCCATCTTACCTGTAGCCCATCGATGCGTTCCGTCGATCCAAGTAGCACCACACTTAGGGCATTCCCTCCTGTCAATAGACAGATTGGACAGCTCTTTATCGGTCATTCTTTTTCTCCCAATTGATTTCAGAGGTTGCTTCAACTAATTGCTTACGGAGTTTTTTCTCCATAAAGTACATCCTAACTTTTACGTAAGCGTACTTTATATGAAGGTCAACATAATAAATGAGACGCATAGTCTCTTCTACACCTGCGTAAGCTACTAAGAGCAACAGGAGAGCGATAAGTACGTAGGTAAAATACATAAAAGAGTATCTACTAGATACTATTATAATGATATTTAGTACTAATAGTGTAAAACTATGTTACAATTTCAGGGATTCCGAGTAAGAATCCCTGAATTATGTTATAAATTATTCTTATTTTAATTATTGCTTAAGTGTTCCGCAAAAGTTCTTAACCTTGATACACTACTGAAGTAGCATATACATCTGATGCAGAAGAATAAATCAAATCTGTTCTATCCTTTTGAACAATGATTGGATCCTTTCCTGCAATATGCATACTCCCAGTTGTAACACCAGCACCAGTTCTAACCTCAACTAAACGGTCAGATGAATGACTGTGTTGAACCATAACATATTGAGCACCAAGACCATCAATGTTTGGTACTGATGATCCAGAGCCAGCGTTAACTGTGGTTGATTTGCCTAAAAGTTTTACTACTAACATATCAGCAATTCCAAGCTCTAAGGGACTTATTGATTCTAGAATCTGGATCGGATGCGGTCTTCTTAGAAGTTAATTTCTTCTTCATACCTTTCATACGAGCACAGAAAGATGCACGACGAGGATTTCCAACCTTCTTAGAAGGTGCCTTTAGATCAGAACCTGGGTTGTCTCTTTCATAGGACTTACGTCCCTTCTCATTCAGTCCACCTGAAGAGTTCTTACCCTCTTTCTTAGTCCAGGCAGCACCTTCACCAAACATCTTAGGACCTTTGGTTTTTCTTTCTGCTGCAGATCTCTCTCCTTCGGTAGCACCTTTCTTGGAGAGAGTTCTAATCTTAGCAGCACGTTGGTTCTTGCGATGTGCTTTTGGATCAATAGTGTAAGACTCTTCTTGAGTATCTACTTTCTTTGCGTTCTCTTCCCAATATTTTGGACCGTAAGAACACTCAGATTTAGTTTCTACTTTGTCACATTTTGGGCAGTATCTTTTCTCTGCCTCTTCATCTAATTGCAACTCAGATCTCCAGTTAGAGAAAGAGTTTGTCAATCTCATTGGTGTAACAGACTTGAATCTAGATCCTGGGTTGGTAGTTGTACCCCTTGAAGGAGATCTAAATGGTTGTACTGGAATACGTTGTGGTTGTGGTTTTACCTTCGGTGTTGATGATGCCGTTGATGCAGGAGCACTTCCTGTTCCTGTTTTAGGAGCAGGCATTCTCGACTTCATATCCTTCATTAAAGGATTGGTAGTCTGATTCGTCCCCCTAGTTCTTGCTCTTTCTTTAGCTGCTGCAGCAAGTTTTGGATTTGCTTTTGCCCAAGCAGCCATGTTCGCTTCCTTGGATCCATAATCACGGGGTCCTCTGTCCCTGGGAGTTGAGGACGCAGCAGGTGCTGGAGTTGTTGCTTTTGGTGTAGCAGCCGGTTTAGTAGGTTTAGTAGGTTTAGCTCTGTCTGCAGGAGTTGTTTTCTGATCTGGAGTTCTGGTATCTTTTTCAGTACTCTTTGGAGGTGCTACACTTCCATCATCTTCAGAACCATATCGTCTACCGTCTTTTCCTCTAGATGGGATATGTGGTTGATTAATTCCTCCAGTATTTGGAGTTCTTTCACCAGCTCTTACGGTAGGTTCGTTTGAATCTTTTGCTGGGGGAATGAGCCAATTCGTAAAATCAGTCCATCTCTTTTTTGCATTATTCAAACCCTGCATGAACTCGTCTTTGGTTTTAAGACGAATACCTTCATCGATCTTTGGATTGATAATGACAGTATTCTTTCCTGTCATTGGTTTGATTTGTTTCTCTTTCTTTTCCTTTGGATAGTCTTCTACTTCCCAAAGGAAATCCTCTCTCCAATTAGAAGCTTTGAGAGGTTCTGGTTTAATAATATCTGTGGTTTCAATCTCAGTTGGAATGTAGTTGTCTCTCCAATCCATAGACTCATTCCATGGATCCTTCTCTTTCTCTTTTTTCTTTTTAGCGTTTCTATCTTTGATGGATTGCGTAGAAGAAACTCCAGTCTTAAGACCTCGGTTCTTCTTCATCCTCTGCATCACCTTTTTCTTCAATCTATTCGCTTTCTCACCAGCACCAGCAGCTGTAAGTCCTGCTCGGATACCAGCACCAGCAGCACTAAGTGCATTTCCCATCATCTTTGTACCAGCATCAGCACTAGAATCTTTTGAAGAAACGGCAGTCGTCTTTGCAGAACCTAATTCCGCAGCAACCTTCTTACCTTTTTCTTCTCCCGCAGCTTTCTTAGCTTCCAGAGACTTTTTCTTGTCTCCAAGTTCTCTACTTCTAGTCTTTTTGGCAAGAGTGTCTTCACTCTTCTTTCTGGCAACTTCCTTCTTTCTTCCGTCAGAGACTGCCTTCCTTGCTTTATCAATGAAGGAGTCCGAAGACTCCTTATCTCTTTGTGCCCTTGACTTTTTCTTAGCAACGGGTACGTTCTTCAGAGCTTCTTTTCTTGCTCTCTTCTTTTTTTCAGCAGCAACTTTTTTAGGATCTGGAGCAGGATCCTTTTTCACCGAATCGATTAGATCGTCAAGAGTTGGTTTAGCCATCAACCTTCCTCCTCTTCATCTCCCTTAAGGAGTTTACCCATCTTGTCTTTTACTTTTTCAGCACCCTTCTTTGCAACATGAGCTGCTGCTTTTTTTGCAGCCATCTTAGCAAGTACACCGACGAGAGCAGGAGCTGCTTCTTCCAATTTTTCATTGGACTCGATGTTCAAAGTCTTAGGATAGTCCTTGTCACCAGGCTTGGCAGGTTTCTCACCACGCTTACGCTTGGCATGGATGTTGTCCCAAAGACCTTTCTTCTTACCTTCGTAGATGTCTCTCAGAGTTTCCTCTCTAACATCATTTCTGTTGTTCTCTTCAGCATCTTTATTAAGTGCCTTGACAATCTTTCCAGATTTCTTATGTGCTTCAGATCCCTTGTCACCACCCTGCAGAGCTTCTCTGGAGAGGTTACCAGCACGACGGAACATCTTGTTTCTCTTTTCTCTAGAAAGTTCTTTCTTACCCTCTTCTAGTTCCTCTTCTTCCTTTACACAGTTAGGAACTTCACGACCATTCTTTTTCTTGGTTCCCTTGGCCTTATAACCATCCCAGCAGGTAGAAGCTCCGACGTTCTCGCGGGCTTTCTTCATACCTTCATCAACTGTCTCAACTTCTTCTTTCTTGGTCTTCTTTTTGTTGGCAGCTTCAATCTCTTTGTTCTGGCGCATGATGTCCTTGATGGAACCAGAGATGCCAGTGAAACCATCCTTGGAAGGATCTGTCTGTTTCTTGGAGTCATCCTTGTAACCACCAGCAGAACGAGCAGCACGACGGTTCTCGTCTAGTTCTACCTCTTCCTTTCTAGTCTTAATCGCGGCACCACGAACCTTACGACGGTTCAGAAGATACTTATCAGACTTATCGTGGTCACCATCGTTATCGATATCCTTATCTTCCTGACCAACAGGATCTAATTTCTTCTCATATACAGACTTATAAACAGATGCCAAGTCTTCAGCATCATACTTTTTATCAAACATAGCTCTGAAAGAAAGACCTTATCAGAGTTATTTATTGTATTTTGTGCCTGGACCTGATGGAGGATCGTTTGGTTTTAATGGAAGAATTGTTGGGTTGATTCTACCTTTAGGAAAACCGAACTTCTTTTTGCCTTGTCCTGGTGTCATAGACTGAGCATACTCTCTGTACTCATCAGTACCAACCTCATATGCTTCCATGATATCTCTCAACCAGGACTTGAAGATCGTACCTTCTGGAGTCATGCAGATCACATGATTTGTACCACGTCTTGTAATCCTACCAACCTCACCTGTGTTTAAATTTTCTACCAATGAACCCACAGTAAATACTTCATTATCCATATAAGCAATTCTCAGACCCTCTGGATCTAACTTAGGTGCAACTTCCCAATCTTCGCTAACAGATGCACCCATACTCTTCTGCAAAGTATTGAACAGCTGTTTCTTATCTACGTTTCCAAGACTATTAGGAATACCCTTAGCAAAGACTTTGAAGTCCCCATCCTTGGCAGCCTTCCTCATCTTAGATGCGGACATACCTTCCACACCATCAGAGTCTGCGTCTCTTGTCCCAGCAGAAATAACTTTGATCTCATCAAACTCATAGAGATCTCCATTATATTTTTGAGCGAGACCTTGGAACTCAGCAAGTCTGTCCTGACCTACGACAATAGTTACTCCTCTATAACCAAGACCGTAACAAGACTGCAATACATTGAAGATTGTTTTTGCTTCTGGATCATCCCTAATCTCTTCTTCAAAATCAGGGAACATCATCCTCATATATTCAATCTTAGTTCCAGGTTCCAGAGGATTTTTCTTAGCATCCTGTGTACGACTTGGATAAATTCTTAGATCAGCTCTACTTCTCTTTGCTTCACTAGCTGCAGATTTTAAAAGTTTTTCGTGACCAATAGTTGGTGGGTTGAATCTACCAAAAACGATTACAGCACTACCACTCGATGGTTCACCCATCGTTTCTAGAGATTGTTCTTCGGGTGATGACGCCTTTTGCGAACCAGTTTCCTGGTTGGTTGCCTGACTTGACTGGGCAGCAGGTGCTGGGGATGCAACAGTTGGAGTCGCAGTCTTCCCTGATACATTAGGCTTAGATGGACCGCCTTGTTTTGGTGCATCATCCTTCCCAGTCTCCTTAGAACCTGTGAATTTTAACTTACCATCAACTGTCTTTGCTACAAACTTTCCACTCTTATCATACCAACCGCCATGACCATCTCCAGTCAAACCCTTTTGTTTGGCTTGAGTGGAAGCGTTGGTCTTGACGGCTTCGGTAATAAATTCTAAGAAACTTTTCACGACAAGATTACTGCCTTTTCTAATATTTATTAAAAGGTTACTACTATGGCGTTTGATGGTGGTTTAGCCACAATCACAATTCTTCTACCCTTATCACCAGCACTAGGAGACTTACCAAGAATTAAAGGTAAACCTTTCTTATCTTTTTCCTTTGTCTCGAAAGGTTGGTCTGCTCTTCTTTTCCTAAGTCTCAAGTAGAGATCATGTTCTCTTGCATACTTTTTGGCATCATGGAGTCTACCATTCACTGTCAAAGTATTACCACTAGATGTAGAGTGAACATCCATAGGTCCAATATACATATGGGTGATTGGACCTCCCATTGCTTGTGTTCCAAGAACAATAGTCTCTTTCAACTCTGCGCCAATCTGACCATACATGTCGGGAATCTGTTGTCCCTGTGTGTATCCAAGTTGCAGATACTTTTCATATGCTGCCCGAATAAATCTACCACTAAATCCAGGTACAATTTTTTCAAGTCCGTTTAGTCCTCCACCAGCCATACTAGGAGCACTAGGACCTTTCATTGACAGTTTATAAATTCTATTTGTGGTTTTAATTTCTACATCGGTGTAAGGTTCATCACCAGATGCAGATCTACCCATCACTTTATTGGCAGAAAGGACGTTAGTTAGTCTAGTTGAACCTGCCTGTAGAGTGAAGGGTTTACCTCCTTTCTTCTCAGAAAAGGAATTGATTGCATCTACAAGACCAGTTTCCTGTCTTTCTGCGAGAGTTCCTGCCATATAGGGTCATGGTTCTACAACCTTATTTAGATAGTCTTTTTCATTTTGATAAGGATGTTTTTTACCAGACCATATTTCATACCCTTCAATAAGATCTGGTATTAACCACTGGTCCACTCGATAGCAATACTTCCAGTTGACAGGTTGAATACAATTCATCACGACAACTTGGAAAAATGCTACCAAGTGAATCCAAAGACTATACATTTCTTGATCTGTTTTTGATTACAATAAAAGCATCTTTATTATATTTACGGGTGCCTTTGACAGGTGCCCACTTGGTGCCAGCACCTTCAATCTCATAGATTTGAGTACCACCAATCTCAACCACAACATCATCACCATAGTCCCATCCCATTTGTTCAAGTGCAATAGCGAGTTGTCCAAGCATTCCACCAGGATAGATTACAGAATCATCCATGACATGTTCTTCGGGTTCAAGATTTCCAAGCATTTTAGTCAACAGCAGAGTCAATTTTTTGAATAACGTTGCGAAGATCTACAACTCTTGCAGGAGCATGTTCGAGAGAATACAGTTTAGTTTCTCGAAGAAGCATCTCCATGACTGCAATAATTTCGTCTTCTGTAAATTCCAAATTAATCATTTTTTCCAACCTCCTTTTAGGACCCACTCATTGTGGTATTGATTGTTCCAATTTTTACTAATACCATAGGACGGTTGAATTACTTGTTCAATGTACCTACGATTTTCTTGAGCAATTCTCAAACTCTGAGTCTCAAGAGTTTTAACCCGTCCGTCTATTTGTGAGGACCACCAGACAGCACCCGAAGCTTGAACCAGCAGGAAAGATACGATAGCAAAGGGGATTTTGAGGTCTTTCACAAATCATCCTCAGAACGGTTTTCAGAGTAATAGACATCGAAGGATCCACCAGGATAACGCTTCTCAAGTTTACGGATATTTCCAGCAATAACGTCTTCAAAGGAAACACCAAGTGCTTGCGTTGCTTGTGCAACATACCACAAGAGATCACCAAGTTCAATGATGAGGTGTTCTTTGTTAGCGTCATTCCAGGGTTTGCCTTGGAAAATCATCTTCTTAATAATCTCAAGGAACTCACCACCTTCAGCGTTGATACCAACACCAGCAGTCAACAGACGCTCAATGTTTGCACCCTCGCCATCAAGTTCAACCATTCGATCAGCAAGTGACACAAAGTCTTTTGATGCATCAGAAGTGACTGCATCAACAAACTCTTCGTAGCGGGAAAATTTAATAGTCATTAGAAATTAAGTGCCGAAAATTTGTCTTTAGATTTTTTGGTATCTTCATAAGTATACTCTTCATCCTGTCCACTGTCAAGGATGTCGTCCTGTGCGGATTGTTCGCAATCATAGAGTCGCATTTTAGCACGGTCGATACCTACAACAAACCTCTTATTAACAGTGGGATCATTGTATCGATTCTTCAACTGCTTCACCATAATCTGCCCGAGTTCTTCAAGCTCATCAGTTGAAATAAGGGCAAACATAAGATCAGCAGTAGCAGGGAGGCCAAAGGACTCACTAGTATCAGTAAGCTCAACGTCAGAGCTACCGTAACCAGAACGGGTAGTCTGGGTGGCAGATACGATAGGTACGTTCGCTTCGACAGCGAGTCCTCTAAGTTCTTCAGCAATTGCCTTGATATATGAATATGAATTGACAGTGCTGTTTCCGCGATACCTAGAGGAAGCACATATATTAAGGTAATCAA